GCGCGTGGCGAAGAGCACCGCGTCGGACCACTCGGTCAGCAGCGCCGTGACGTGCTTGTGCAGGCGCGGCGAATAGCGGTCGTAGGCGCTGAACTCGGGATCCTCGAACTTCTCGACCTTGGCGTGCGCCAGGACGATCACGCACATGCCGCGCTGGTTGCGCAGTGCGTTGAGGTCGGTCAGCAGCTTGCGCCAGTGCGTGAGGGCGTGGGTGTAGCCCTTGGCGTAGCCGCCGTCGACCTTCTCGATGCTGTTGACCCCGTACTGCTCGCAGAGGGCGTCCCAGACGAGGCGCTCGAGCCAGTCGGCCGAGTCGATCACGACCGTCTCGAAGTCGTGCTTCTCCTGGATCAGCGCGCGGAGCGCCGTGTCGACATCGGCCAGGCGCGTCGCCAGCGGGAAGCTGGCGCAGTCGATCTGGTCGAGGCCGTCCTCGGTGGGGATGAAGATCGGCCTGGGCGCGGTGGCCGCCGTGGTGGACTTGCCGATCCCTTCGGTTCCGTAGATCAGCAGGCGTGGGGGATTGTGCTTGCGCCCTCGATGGACCTGTTGCAACATGGTCATGCGACGTTTCTCCTTCTCGTTGTGGTGGTGGTTGCAGACCGCTAACGGACGCGCCCCTACGGCACGTCCAGCACGCGGATTTCCTCGAAGCCGGTGGGCCAATCGTCATTCTCCCGGCAGGCCAGCAGCCGCCGGATCGCGGCCTCGTTCTCGCGCTGCGCCTGGGCAAGCGTGTCGTCACCGACGCGCCAGACGCCGCAGCGGAACGGTTCCTTCTTCTCGACCGCGATCAGGTGGACGGGAACCAGCGCACCCCCGAGGACCTGGGCCAGGACGGCCCGGTAGAAGGCCATCTGCCGGTGATAGCCGTAGCGCCGGGCGTCGGCCTCGAACCAGGTCAGATCATCGCAGGTCTTGAAGTCGACGATGCCGCGATGCGGGTGCGTCCAGTCGATGCGGATCTGGCAGGGGGTGCCGCAGTACTCGGCTCGCACGACGCCCTCGGCGCGGCCATAGAGCAGGAGCGCCACGGCCTCGTCGTTCATCGCCACACCGGATGCCATCTGCTCGACCAGATCGACCTGGTCGTGCGAGAGGACTGGCTTGCCCTGGGCCTCGGCCCACTCGGCGAAGGCCTTCGTGCCCGCGCCGAAGGGCTTGCCGGTCTTCTCGTTGATCGGGCCGCCCAGCGCGAACTCCGCCTCGTAGACATCGCGGCCTTCGAGGACGCGGACGTGCGCGGCACGTCCGATGAGGTAACTGGGCGACTCGGACGCCTCGATCAGGCCGACCGACTTCTTGCGGTACAGCCACGGACACCTGATGAAGTCCAGCAACTGGTGGCTGCTCAGGAAGCGGTCCGCCTTTGCGTGGTATTGCCCGGCGGGTTCGACTTCCAGGAGGTTGAGATCAATGCTGAAGTCCATGACTGTTCTCCGCGTTGGTTTCTCCTGACCAGTTGCCCCTGGCCGCCGAGGGTTACATACCCGGCGCAGGGGCAAACTGGCGGAGAGCGCGTTCAGCGGAGGTAGTCGTCCATTCGGCTTGCCGCGAACACCTCGCGCAGTTGCGCCAAGTGCTTCTCGCGGAAGGTGCGGCGCGGAATGCCTAGCGCGCGGACGACCTCAGCGACGGAGTGCGACCGCAGCATTTCGGCGACCTCCTGCAGCTCAGGCGGCAGGCTGACGATGACCGCCTTCAGGTCAAAATTGAGATGGTCGCGTTCGGCGGCAGGCCGGGTGTAGCGGTCCGTGCGCAGGTCGACCTCGTCCTGGCTGACGGTTTCATGAAGCTGCATCGGGCCGTCTTCGGTCTCAATCTCATCGTTGAGCGAGAAGGCCTCGCGACGGCAGTCGCGCATCTCCGTCTGACGATGCCGGAGCAGATTGCAGACCCTGCTCCCGATCACGCGGTCGGCGAACGTGTTTAACGTCGCCCTGGCGGGATCGAACTTCGGCAGTCGTTCGAGCAAGTCCCGGATCAGGTCCTGCTCGATGTCCTCGACGTCGTCCTTCGTATAGCCCGCCTTGCCGACGAGCTGGCGTGCCTTGTGGCGGATGAGGGTCATGGTGTACTCGGTCAGTTGCTCGTTCTGCGTGTTGATGGTATCCATCTGCGTCTCCCTTGGCCGGGAGGCGTCGCCTGGATGCCGTCAGAAGTTGCGACCCAAAAAAAAAGGAGGCGTTGCAGGATTGCCGCTTCTGCGGCACCCACAACGCCTCCACTTCGTGGCCGGTTGGTTGTCAGGTACTCGAATCGATCACAGGGAATGGGGAGCCGAACCCCGGGTCGTCAGGCAAGATCCTCCTCGATGATCATCCGGAACGGAATCCCGTGCTTCACTTCGAGCCGGGTGACGACGCCATTGCCCAGTGCCTCCAGTTGGGCGAACAGGTCGATCACCTCGGCCTTGAGCGCGAAGTCGGCCTTGGCAGCTTCGGGGCGGGAGCCGTTCTCCCGAACGAACTTGAACTCGCGGATGATGCGGGGCGGCGGCTCGAACAGCGGGTCGCCATTGAGGAAATGGAGGCCATCGATGTGACCGAAGTTCAGCCACTGCATCTTTGCGACGAGCTGGCCCTGGTTGGCGGTGAGGTCGGTTTTGCGGGTTTCGGGTGTCATGTTGCGCTCCTGTCCTTTGCTACCACAGCGAGACCATCCCGCTGTATGCCAGGGCGCTGGATTTCACGAGGGCACAAAAAAGGGGCTGCGATTTCTCGCAGCCCCTTCATTGGCAAGCTATTTCACCGATTTCAAAAAGATTTCATCGGGAGCGTTTCAGGTGCTTTTGGGACTCATCCTCGATGCCCGGGTACATCTGCTTGAAATGATCCTGGTCGTCGGAACCAGCTGACAAATAGGCCTGAATGGTTCTGTCCCGCTCGACCGGGTCATTGGCCCAGTCATGCTCGATGACGGATATCTCTTCGGTGGTCGTTCTGCCGTCATCGCCCTTGCGTCCACCCACCTTCTTGTACCGCGCTACAGGAGTCGGGGCATCGCACGAAGGTAGCCCATTTGTGCGGAGTATCTCGTTGATCACCTTGACTCGGCGATTGAGCGTGCCCGTGCTGTTCACGATTTTCTTCTCTTTGAGCACCCGCAATGCTTCTTTCTGAACGCCATCCGCATTGCGCATGGCACGCCAAATCTCCTGCTGTTCCACCGTCAGGATGTCGGCGATCCGGTTCTGAATCTCGAGCGCCAGTGACTCTGGAACCATCCGCGCGTCATTGAGTTCAGCCTGGAGAATGGGTACGCCGCGAACATGCTTCTGCACCGTATCCACGTTCGCACCCACCTTGGCGAGGGCCTCCGGCAATGGGCTCGTGATCTCCTTGATTCGCTGAACGTCGGCATGGATTGCGTCTATCTTCGACTCGCTGGCCTCTGTACGCGTCGATGTTGCCGCCTGTGCTCCCGGTGAAAGTACGGAAACCACGCTCCCCGACTCATAAACGATTCGCAACAGACACTCGCCCGGCAAAGTTCTTTCACGGATCGCCTTCCCGTGGCGCGCCATCATCAAGTCAATCACCCGATTCACTTCCCCCGCATGCCTTTTATACAGGTCGAGCATGCGCCCGCACGCGCTGTCGGCCTTCCCCTTCAGATAGGGTAGGATGTCCAGAATTTCGGGAAACCGCGTGATGAACTCTCCCTGGGTGTGCAGTCCGTTCACGCTGTTCGCCCTCTCGAGGTACGTCGCCAACATCATCTTGTCCAGAGTCGAGGGCATCGCCTCGATGAACATGTCTAGCCCGTATCTTGCCACCGGGTCGGACTGCTCGGCATCGGCCGCGATTACACCGAATCGCCGGTCAATACACTGCGAGCACACGCCGCAATGTGGCTTCTCGTTGCTCCGCTGCAAGATGTGTGCGCAGCTATTTGAGTGGGAAATCAGATCACAGCAACCGCGATCCGTGACCTTTCGAACAACCTCGGCCCGCGTCATCTCGACAAATGGGTTCTCGACCACAAAAGCGTCCCCGGCAACCAGCGAGATTAGCTTTTCGAAGCCTTGCAGCACGCGAGGATGCGCGGTCCTTGTCGCCCGACCACCGACCACCTGGGCGCAAACCGGTAGGTTCAATGCCACCACGCCGTTCTCATATAACCGCACTGACCGCAATCCCACCATGTGCGCCACCGTTGCGCCGAGGGCCACATAGAGGAAAGACCGTGACCGCTGGGTGTAGCCCTTTGTCAAGTCGCTCTGTTTATGCACGCGCACTCTCAGATGAGCAGGAGCGAATATCCCCGCGTGCTTGGATAAAAGCCTGACCAGCTCTTTGTGTTTACCTGAGAACTTGAACGTAGAGCGGTGATTCACGAGTATGACGCGCCGCTTTTGGCCCATGATCTCCTCGACGGCTCCTGCAAGCGAGTCCAACCCGCCGGAAAACATGATGACCTGCTCTGGATCGCCAATCGGCCCACCGGATTCCGGCAGACCGAGATACTGCTGAAAGCTGGGCGCACCACGCCCGGGGTGGAAGGTGAATTCATACCGGTCATCGGACAGGAATCCCACCGTGTCACGAAGGAGCGTCATCACTTTCGGCGACTCCCAAAAGTCAGGCTGTCGCACGGGGATGTGGAAGTGCAAATCCCGTCGCCAGTTCGCGCCGAACGTGTCGACGTCGTAAGCCCCACGGCCGATTGACTGGTCCGCGCAATAGACATACGTCGCGATTTCCACGAGGTCGGCAAACAGCGACGGCACGTCGCGCATCAGCCGTGCGTGGATGTCCTCGAAGTGGAGACTCACGTTGTCGTTGCTCTTCCCGCTCCAGAGATCGAGGCGCAATGCCTCGTCCGATCCGGCCCCGGTCACATTCAGGCCGCCGCACACTATGATCCGGTCAATCGCCATCGTTTTTGTCCTCGAATGCGAACTCGCCACGCATTTTCTCCACACCGAACCACCCAAATCCGTCAATGGATTTCGCAGAAATCCGCCCGCCCTCCGTGTAGCGGTGCTTGTTTAACCACTCACCGCAGTAGTCCTGAACAATGACGGAGGATTCGTCGCAATGCGTCTTCAATGCCGCCTCGAACTGCGCCAGTTGATTCATCGTGGCGAATCGCTGGCCTGCACCTACATGGGCGGAAAGGGTCCTGCTAAGGAACCAATCCATGCATCCGTAGGTCAGCTTGGAGAAGAAGCTCCGGCCCAACTCGCCGAATCCCTTCTCCGTGTGCAGCCCCTTCAACCCGATGGCCGCGTCTTCGCCCGTGCCGCTCAGCAGCGTGCCCATCCGCTTCTCCAGGTGCTCCGTCACGGCACCCACCAAAGCCGATCGCGCTTTCTCGCCGAACTCGGACTGCTTTCCGCTCCCGTCAATCCTCCGTTCCAACGCCTGGGCAATCCCCACGGCAACATCTGTCAGGCTTGGCTGAGACGGGAGATGAATCCCGACCGTCGCAAGGTATGCCGCCGGATCCTTCTGGTTGCCGGACTGGCCAATCTCCACCAGAAGTCGCACGGCTTCACGGAAACCGACATCGTCCTGCACGAAGCTCAACCCCTTTTGCGATGCCTCGATGGTCGCCTTGGCAACCTGGGCCGCGTCAGCACCGTTGGAGATCAGGTCTACGACCTTTCTCCAACGCCTCGTGTGCGGAAGCTGTCCAAGCCGGATGTGTCCCATTTTATCTCTCGCTATCGGTGCTCCAGTCCTTGCACAGCACCTCGGCTTGTTCGAGAACCAGTTCGGTCGCCCTTGCCTGCTTGTCAGGGGGATAGCCGTACTTGCGAAGGATGCGCTTGATGATGACGCGCATCTGGGCGCGGACGTTCTCGCGCACCGTCCAGTCAATGGTGATGCTGTTCCGAACCGACTTCACCAACTCCTGGGCGATCAGCCTGAGCGTCTCGTCACCGAGAACCGATACGGCGCTGTCATTGACCTCCAGTGCGTCGTAGAAGGCCACTTCGTCTTCGGTCAGCCCCAGTTCCTCACCACGCTGGTTGGCCTCGCGCATGTCCTTAGCCAACTTGATGAGTTCCTCGATGACCTGTGCGGTTTCGATGGCATGGCTCTGATACTTCCTGATGGCCGCTTCCAGCAGTTCGGCAAAGGAGCGGGCCTGCACGATGTTCTTGCGCCCGCGTACTCGGATCTCTCCCTCGATCAATTTGCGCAGCATCTCGACCGCCAGGTTTCGCTGGGGCATGCCACGAACCTCGGCCAGAAACTCATCCGACAGGATGGAGATGTCCGGCTTTTTCAACCCGGCGGCGGCGAAGATGTCAATTACCTCGCCCGACGACACCGCCTTGGACACGATCTGCCTGATGGCGAGCTCGATCTCTTCGGGACTGCGATGGCCGTCTCCGGCGCTCTTGGTGAGAACCGCCCTCACGGCCTGGAAGAAGGCCACGTCATCCCGAATCTCCAGCGCCTTTAGATGGGGAACGGCCAAGGCGAACGCCTTAGACAAGTCGCTGACCGCCTTCACGAATCGTCCCTTGCCGTCTTCCTGGGCCAGCACATATTCTTGCGCCGCAGGCAGTACCGAGAGGCGTTCCTGCGGTCCGCCGGTTTTCCATTGCGTCCAGTCAAACCCGTAGAAGATGCCGCAGCAGACCTCGTAGCGCTCCAGCATGACAGCGACGGCTTCCTCCTGGTCGATAGCTGTCTGGCCCTTGCCGCCGCTCTGGGTGTAGTTCGCCAGGGCGTACTTGAGCTGGTCGGCCAGCCCTAGATAGTCCACGACCAGCCCGCCCGGCTTGTCCTTGAAAACCCTGTTGACGCGAGCGATGGCTTGCATCAGCCCGTGCCCGCGCATCGGCTTGTCCACATACATCGTGTGCAAGCACGGGGCATCGAATCCCGTCAGCCACATGTCGCGGACGATGACCACTTTGAACGGGTCCTTCGGATCTTTGAACCGCTTGGCGAGTTCCTCGCGGCGGGGTTTGTTCCGAATGTGCCCCTGCCATTCTGCCGGGTCAGATGCAGAGCCGGTCATCACGATCTTCATGATGTCCGTGTTGTCATTGTCGTGGTGCCAGTCCGGGCGAATCGCGGCGATAGCCTTGTAGAGGTCAACGCAGATGCGGCGGCTCATGCAGACGATCATCGCCTTGCCGTCCATCGCCTCTAGGCGGGTTTCGAAGTGCCTTACCAAGTCCTCGGCGATCAGCTTGAGACGCTTCTCCGTGCCGACCAGTGCCTCGAGTTGCGCCCACTTGGTCTTCAGTCGCTCCTTGTGCTCGACTTCTTCGCCTTCGGTTGCCTCCTCGAACTCCTCGTCCAACAGCGGCTTGGCGGCCTCTTCAAGTTCCAGCTTGGCCAGGCGGCTCTCGTAGTAGATCGGAACAGTCGCGCCATCCTTCACCGCCCGCTCAATGTCGTAGATGCTGACGTAGTCGCCGAACACCGCCCGCGTGTTCTTGTCGGTCAACTCGATTGGGGTTCCCGTGAACCCGATGAATGACGCGTTCGGCAGCGCCTCCCGCATGTGCCGGGCGAAACCGTCAATGAAATCATACTGGCTGCGATGAGCTTCATCGGCGATGACGACGATGTTTCGCCGGTCGGAGAGGAGTGGGTGATCGCCCCCTTCTGCGGCGAAGAACTTGTGAACCGTTGTGAACACCACGCCCCCTGACGCCGTCGTGAGCAATTCCCGCAGATTCGCCCGGCTTTGCGCCTGCACCGGCTGCTGGCGGAGCAGTTCGTGGCAACGGGCGAACGTGCCGTAGAGTTGGTCGTCGAGGTCATTTCGGTCGGTGATCACGACGAGTGTCGGGTTCTCCATTGCCGGATGCAGGACCACCCGCCCAGCGTAGAAGGCCATTGTGAGGCTCTTACCGGAGCCCTGTGTATGCCACACGACGCCCACCCGCCGGTCGCCGGGCTTGGCGTCGGGATGCCCCTTGGCAAAGTAGGTGCCTTCGCCTTCTCGCACCTGCAAGGGCCTCTCAGTGGGCGGCAAGCACGCTCGGATGGTCTCTTGTACAGCGACATTGACCGCGTGGTACTGATGATAACCGGCCATCTTCTTGACCAGCACACCGCCGCCGACATCCTCGAACACGATGAAATGCCGGATCAGATCTAGGAGCCTCCGCTTCTGGAATACGCCCTCCAGCACCACCTGGAGCTGCGGCAGCTTCGCGTCCGCAAGTTCCTCGCCCTCGATGGTTCGCCACGGCATGAACCACTCACGGTCGGCCGTGAGCGTACCGATCCGGGCCTGCACGCCGTCAGAGATGACAAGGACCTCGTTGGAGGCAAACAGGGAGGGAATCTGCCGTTTGTAGGTCTGAAGCTGGTTGAACGCTGACCAGATGGTCGCATTCTCTGTGGCCGCGTTCTTCAGCTCGATCACCGCGACAGGCAGGCCGTTGATGAACAGCACGACGTCGGGACGCCGTTCATGCTGATCCTCCACCACGGTGTACTGGTTGACCGCGAGGAACTCGTTGTTCTCTGGATCGTCATAGTCGAAGACTCGCACCAGATCGCCGCCAATCGAGCCGTCGGCCCGCTGGTACTCGACCGGCACCCCCTCGACCAGATATTTGTGGACGACATGGTTGTTCGCGACAAGCGATGACGAGTCCAGCCTGGTTAGCTTCCGGAATGCCTCCTCCAGTGCATCCGACGGCACCTGCGGATTGAGCCGTTGTACTGCCTGACAGAGATGACGTTCGAGCACGACCTGGCCGTAGCTCTCGCGCTCGGCCGACGCCTCACCTGGCGCGATCTCTGGTCCCGGAACAATCAGATAGCCCAGGCTCTCCAGCCATGCCAAGGCGGCCTGCTCAATAACGGATTCAGTGAAGCTGTTCGTCGTCATTGGGCATTGCCCCCTTCTGGTTTTGCCTTCTCGGCAGCCTCATGTTCTGCCGCAACGCGCTCCGCTGCCGCCTTGGTGAAGAAATCAAAGCAGTTGATGATTGACACCGGGTCGAACTGGTTCACCAACAGGTCGACATTATCATCAGGGGACCGTGTGCGAGAGAAGTAGCAGCCATCCATATCCGGCCCAGCGATGAACTCCGTATCCGTCAGCGTGATCTCCCCATCAGCATGCACCATCTTCAAGTAAACAGACTCTTCGAAATGGACGAAGCCGACATGGATGATCTTTGGTTCCACACTGTTTGGGTACTTTGTCGCCAAAGCGTCCAAGCAGTTGCGGGATTCCTTGACGGCTGCGGCCACAGCCCCATAAGCGTCAGGATCGGTAGCATAGAGGGCTTCGCTGACCGCATACGGCTGCCCAGCAATGACCACTGGCTCGTTCTCCATATCCAACAGCTTGTCAACCGTGCTGTTCTTGGGTGGATGCGTATTGTTGCTTGCCAGTCGCTCCTGTACGCACTCATCGAGTACCTTTTCTGCGTCCTGGATGTCAAACAGCATGGCAAACGTGTCCAGCGCCGCGGTTCGTAGCGCAACCATGTGCTCAGATTCCGGAACCCCCGGGCCTCCGGCGTGATACTGACTGTTCCGAATGTCGTGGTAGAAGACCACTTCATCGTTCGGAACCTTGAGGTTCCAGCGCCGAGACCTTGCTTCTTGTTCCAGAAATTCAAGTTTTGTGTGATAGTTCGTCGTCCACTTTTCAACATCCACCTTGGCATAGGATTTATTCTGTCGCTGGATCGGATTCAAGCCAAGGTATGTCGTGATGGCCACTTCGATTGCATTGTCGAACCCAATATGCGCCATGCGGCGATCAAAGTCGCCCCCCTCGCGCAGATGAAGCTCCGCGTGAACGATGAGATCAAAGGCTGCACGTGTCCACGGCTTGAGGGGTGTAGTCATCGCGCCCTCCCCGCGATTCGTTCAGCATCTGCAATCGTCAACTGCCCGGATACAAGGGCAGGCAGCAGTGTGTCGCGCAGCATCGCGAGTTGTCTGCATTCCAAAGATCGCGATATGGCGGCATCAATCAGTGGCTCGATGATCTGGTTTGCCCGGCGGAGTACCATCGACGATGGGATGACAACCTTGGCTTCGGCTAGATGGTGACGTTGAATGTGCCCCATCGTGGTCGCTTTGGCAGCGGCGATGTGCCGAAATGCTGGAAGATGCTCATGAATCCACAGATAGTAGAACCACTTTGAGAAGCAATCCGACGTAACCTTGAACAAATGTTGATTCAGGGCACCTCGTCCACCTGTCCATAGTACACACTCCAGTGACCCGGACCACGAGAAAAGCACATCGCCATCGTCCACGATGTAAGATGCATCCAGCTTGACGCCGGCTCTGTCGGCATCTTCGGTGCTGCCTTTTCGAAGCTGAGCGATCTTGATGACTGGTAGCGAGCCTCCATCGCCAGGCGGGTACTTTTGTAGTGCAAGACCGTTCAGGAAGGTGGCTATGTCGCTCAGGCCAAGAATCTTCCAGCCCTTCGGAATCTCGCCCAGCTCGGAGTCATCGAGACTGTCGGGAAAGAGGGCGGCTATTTCGGGCTTGAGGCCAGGCGGCGGCTGCCCGGCGGCCTTAGCGCGGACGGGGTCGAAGTCGACGAACCAACTCTTGAAGATCGTTCGTGCCGTCGCCTCCAGCGTCTGGTTCATTGTCTGGTTCAGCTCAATCTTGTCGTCCAGCGCACCGAGGATGCTAGCTATGGCCGCCTGTTCCTTCAATGGAGGCAAAGGAATCACAGCATTGCCGATGTCCTCCGGCGACACAGCAGGATATGCAGCGCCCTTCTCCCTAGAAACGAGGTACTCAGTAAAGGTTTGACTGAAGACGCATGCGTATAGAAATCGAGGGGCTATCATCTGTACTTGTGGGCGAAGCACGGCAAACCCAGTGGAGACGACCCAGTCGTTCTCCGGCTGGACAGCAAAGAACATTGAACGTCGGTTAGGCCGAACGGTTGAGAGGACGGTGTCCCCACGTCGAATAAGCCGCTTCGCTCGGCTCGGTGCGTCTGCAAGTTCCATTAACTGGGGCGGAACCTGAATCTGCCCTTCGCCAACTGACGAAATATCTATGTAATGAATCTGTTTATGAGGCCAGCCACGCCCGATGGACTCGGGGTTTATTTGTGCCACATCTAGAAGGCGCGCTGTTCTCCAATGATCATCCGCCATAGCCGATATCCTCCAGGTTGGCCCAGATGATTTGGTCGAGCTTTGCCGACTTCTCGGTTTGCTTTCGCAAGCATGATGTCAATCGCGCCATCTTGTCCTCGAACGGCTCGCCATCATCTTCCACCTCTGCTGCACCCACATAGCGGCCGGGTGTGAGAATGTGGCCGTGGTGCCGGATGTCGTCGAGCGTGGCGCTCTTGCAGAAGCCCGGCACGTCGGCGTATGCCATCTCGCAGTGTTTGTCACCACGCCACGCATGGTAGGTGTCGGCGATTTTGCGGATGTCCTCGTCCGTGAGGTCGCGGTGAACGCGGTCAATCATGCTACCCAGCTTGCGAGCGTCGATGAACAGCGTTTCGCCGGGTCGCTTGCGGAATCGCCCGTTGCTCTTGTTGCGAGTGAGAAACCAGAGGCAGACGGGGATTTGTGTGGAATAGAAGAGCTGCCCGGGCAGCGCCACCATGCAGTCCACCAGGTTGGCTTCGATGATCGCCTTGCGGATATCACCCTCGCCAGATTGGTTGGAGGACATCGAGCCGTTGGCCAGAACAAATCCCGCGAGCCCGGACGGTGCCAAGTGGTGGATGAAGTGCTGGACCCAGGCGAAGTTGGCATTCCCTGCGGGCGGTGTGCCAAACTGCCATCGCTTGTCGTCCTTGAGCAATTCGCCACGCCAGTCGCTGTCGTTGAACGGGGGATTGGCCAGGACGTAGTCGGCCTTGAGGTCGGGGTGCAGGTCGCGGTGGAAGCTGTCGGCATGCTCCTTGCCAAGGTTGCCGTCGATGCCGCGAATGGCCAGGTTCATCTTCGCCAGCCGCCAAGTGGTGTGGTTAGATTCTTGTCCATAGATGCTGATGTCGCCGATCTTGCCGCCGTGCGCCTCGACGAACTTCTCCGACTGGACGAACATGCCGCCGGAGCCACACGCGGGGTCGTAGACGCGCCCCTTGTACGGGGCGAGCATCTCGACCAGCACGCCCACCACGCAGCGAGGCGTGTAGAACTGACCGCCCTTCTTGCCTTCAGCACTGGCAAACTGGGAGAGGAAGTACTCGTACACCCGACCGAGGATATCCTTGGAACGGTTGGCCCTATCGCCCAGGCCGATGTTGCCGACCATGTCGATGAGCTGTCCGAGACGCTGTTTGTCGAGACGCGGGTGGGCGTAATCCTTGGGCAGCACCCCCTTGAGCGAGGGGTTGTCACGTTCAATCGCAAGCATGGCGTCGTCCACGACCTTGCCGATGGTCGGTTGCTTGGCGTTCGCCTTGAGGTTCGCCCAGCGGGCTTCCTTCGGCACCCAGAAGATATTTTTCGCGATGTACTCATCACGGTCTTCCGGATCGGCACCCGTTGCCCGGTCGGCTTCGAGCTTGGTGTGCTGTTCCTCGAAGGCGTCCGAGATGTACTTCAGGAAGATCAGGCCGAGCACGACGTGCTTGTACTCGGCGGCATCCATGTTGGAACGCATCGCGTCGGCAGCCCGCCAGAGCTCGCTCTCGAACCCAAGGTTCGCACCGTTGTTGGACTGATTGCTCATCGTGCATTTCTCCTCAATTACTTTCTTGGATCGAAGTCGGCGAGTAGCACGCAAGGCTCCCTTTCTTGCCGACCATCATTGCTAAACCAGTTCAAAGCCAAACATGTATTACCTTTCCAAATGCTTGCTTCCTGGCACTTCACCATTCAATGGCGGCCGAGGTCTGATGCTCAGGGAGTTGCATCCATCTCGGTGCGATGAGTATCTCCGGGCCACATCGCCGCTCTGCGGCGGCGTATCGTAATGAAAAGGGACGTATGCTTGCCCACTCGGCATACATGCCGCGTATCTCAGGGCAATCGTCATACGTCAATACCCACGCTGCATCATCCATGCTCCGTAAGTGATCGGCTAGCTGCTGGTGATAGGCATGGTCGAGCTTATTCAGATACAACGTTTCTCCTTTTGCGTAGTAAGGCGGATCAATAAAGAAAAAGGTGTTGCCATGGTCGCACCCACAGATGAAATCAAGTGCGTCCATCTGGGTAACTCGTATCCGCTGTCCGTATTCAGCCACCCTTTTACATCGTGCCTCAAGTTCGGGCTTGTTGAATCTCGCACCGAGTTTCCATTTGCCGGTTTGATCAACGCCGCCGATCGGGCCCCCATTCATGATGATACCGGAGCGATTACAACGATTGAGGTAGAATGCGGCGAAACCCCGGCGAAGGCGAGAGACACCGCTTGAGCATCGGTACATTTCACGCTGCCGACGCCATTCTGCCATGTTGATAGGCGTGGATCGTAGCATCGCCAGAAAGGGTCTGGGGCGGTTGACGAGCGTCCACCACATATCGTGAACAGCCGGATCGACATCATTGATGTGGATTTCGCGAGTGTCTTCGCGATACAGCAGAGAAAGAGCCGCACCAGCACCGCCCGCAAAGGGCTCTGCAACAGCGTGTCTGCCGAGTTGGTTAAGCGAGCGAATACTCGAAAGCAAACCAGTCATTGATGCCTTGCCACCAGGATAGCGAAGTGGGCTGGCGGTTCTCATTTAGCGTCGTCCTCCAGGTCCTGCTCGAGCATTAACCGGAAGAGCGGCTCCGTCCGCATCCAGAATTGCTGAATGTCTCTTGCGCTAGGTAAGTCACTGTCGTGCACAAACGCATTCAGGTCACCAATGTTAAAGGGGACGTCTTTGTCGCTGGACAACGCTTTGTTAATCTTGTTCATCTCAGCGCCAGTCAAACGAGATTTGGCAATGGTCTTGATTTCCGGAACTAACTGGCTAAGCGTCGGCATTGTGTGCCTAAGTTTTCCAGATGTCTTGAGTTGCACGACTAATGGTTCAAGTCTTCCGACGCGTTTTAGGCAATCGACAATTGACAATTCAAGCAACACTCGCAGCAGTACTGCTCCAGCATTGGGGTATTCCTCTCGTTTCAGCTTTTTTAGCTCACGGCAGATGTCGTTTAGTCGTTCGCAACCGTGTCGGATTTTCAAATCACGAGGGAGAACTGTCTTGCTTTCCAACTTGTACGCCTTGAGCGGCATCTTTTTGATAATCGGCTTCGACGATACGGACGGCCCCTTGATAATGTCCGACGGCACGAATGAGCCATGTTTCTTCCTCGGCCTTTCTTCTGCGGCCCATCCCTCGAAGTACTCGCGAATATTCTCGTTGGTGTTCAGGGTCCGGGAAGACTGCTTACCCAGAGCAACATCGGTAACCAACTTGGCGAATCCGCGAAGAAACTCATTCTTAGCCGTGTTTCCCCGCAGACCATGATCTGGGTCAGCCTCAACATGCAAATACTCACGACCGACAGATGAGTCGAAAACACGTTCAAGAGTTGTGAACACCTTTGCCGTCGTGCCATCAAGCTTCGCCTTTACCTCATCCGGCAGATCGAGGGATCTGGCCATGTCAGCCACGGCTCGCGTCTGGCGAGCCTGTTGGATGTCAGCTACCGAGAATCCAAGCTCATCACGAAGTGCGTCGTTGTCGTATCCTTCTGCAAGCTTGTCAAGAATGAAACTTGCCCGATTTTCTGCCCGCCATGCCAGTACCGGTGTGCCGACGTGTCGGCCCGCGATCTGACGATCAGTATCCTTGCGGCTGGGGGCAATCGTTACCGGAACACTTGCGATGAGGTTGGGATCCACAATGCGACGGGCAAGGCGCTCAACCTGTCGTTCACATGCTCCTTCAAGCAACGCTGGCTCTTTCAGTGCCTTCAGTGCTGCAAGGCGACGATTCCCTTCGACCACAACAAGTCGCCCGTTTTCCATAACGGCCAATAACGGTTCGTTTGGAAAGAAACCACGCGTAGCGATACTCTCGGCCACTTCCATTGCCTTGTCATGTTCAAAGAGATACTGAAGAATTTCGCGTGGCGCACGGGCTGAGTGCTCGCGCCCAAGGCGCGGGTTCTTGGTGTCGAGATGAAGACTTGTGGGGGACATCAATTTTGTCTTCCAGTTCATGCCATTATCCGTCCTTTCTTGCGGTGTTCATAAGGTTCCCATATTGCACACCTTTGGCCATGCGGGCTCGGCCCTTGTCGGTCAGGCGGTATTTCTGAAGTCGGCTGTTCGGCTTGTCTGGAATTGTATTCTCAATCAAACCCTTTTTGAGAGCGGGGTGAAGGTAATTATCCCGAAAGGTTGGCCTGTGCTTGAGTTCAAGCAATTCACGAAGCTCCCCCGCCGACTTGGGTCCGGATTTCAGGGCCAGCAAGAGACGGCCGACTGGGTCGTCCGACTGGGTCGGTGACTGGGTCGGTGACTGGGTCGGTGACTGGGTCGGTTGCGCTTGGCCGACTTGGGCCTCATGGGCCCCAGAAGCAGCCTTGGGCCGCCAGAGGGTCTGGATGAACTGGCCCATCTCTTGCCGGAACTCGGGCGGCCGCAGCTTGGCGGCCTTGCAGAGACCGATCATGTCCAAAATGCCGGTTCCCGCCTTCTCGATGTGCCGCGTGAGGAAGAGCGGCTCGGCGAGGAGCGGATTGCGGGGTATCGAGGCGTGGGGATGCCGCAGGGACGCGGGCGTGAGCGACGGTGGCAACTCGCCGGGATTCCAGACTTCCAGCCGGTCGGCAAAGAGCATGACCTGGACGGAAGCATTGGACGCATAGTCGCGGTGCGCGACGGCATTGACGATGGCCTCGGCAACGGCCGCACGGGGAAACTCGTAGGTCACGGGTGCCTGGGAACTCTCCGCGCGGGTGCCGACCGATGCCGCGATCTTCGACATGACGAATCCCAGCGCCTGATCCACCAACTCGAACACCGTGCCTTTGAAGATGCGGTAGTCCGGAATCGGCTTGGCAACCGTGGTGCCATGAAATTGGAGGCACTTGATCTCCGAGGTCATCAGGAAGCGCTGAGGCTGTTTGCCGAACAACAGGACGGCGGCGTGGGTGGGCTTTTCTCCGTCGAGCAGGTTCAGGTGAGCCATCGCCTTTGGGGTGGATGTCCGTGGCCCCAACGGGTAGTTCCGCTCGGCCTGGGCGCGAGCCAGGAACTCCTGCACCTTTTTCCGGGAAAGATCGTTGAGCGTGGCGTCGGGACATGCCGCCGCGTCGAACGGCCGTGTACGGACGGTTCCGGCGCTGACCAAGTATTCGACGAGGCTGGAGTACGCGAGCGCCGTCAGCTCGGACGGGTTGTTGAAGCGTCGCCGGATGAGTTGGCCGCCAGCCTTGCGCACGAGGGCTTGCATCTTCGGATGGCGGGCGGTGTCGTTCTCGCCCTTGACGAAGATCAGGCGTTGCTTTCCGGCGGCGGTGGCCCGGTCGAACTCGCGCTCGGTGGGCGAGACACCGTGGTCGTCCTCGTACCCGTACTCGTTGCCCAGAAGGCCCAGGTACACGTCGCACCGATCCACCTGATCCAGATAGACCTTGTCGGCGCGTCGGTCAGCGGCGGGCATGTCCTCGAACAGGAACACATCGAAAAACCGTCCGAGGAGGGCGTCGCCCTGGATATAGTTCTTCAGCGCCCGGCGCTCATCGGCCAGTTCCTTCTGAACGCTGCTGATGAAGATCAACTGCTTCATGCACCGTCCTCAGTGGCTTTACGGCCTGTTTTATGGGACGCGACGGTGCCCGTGCCACTCTTGACCCACTCGTCAATGGCATCCTGGTGGAAGCGCCAGCGCTTGCCGACCTTCTGCCCTGGCAGTCTACCCTCTTGGAGGAGTTTGTACAGCGTCGACCGGGAAATCTTGAGGTATTCCGCCAACTCCTCGATGGTCATGATCTTGGCTGATGGTTCCGCCATGTGTGCCTCCAGCGCCGCGCCTGATCAGTCGTTCTAAGCCGTATTCAACCGTCCAGGCTGGCGATTGTCAGCATTCGGTGCAATATCGCGAGAACGATTTGGGTAATATCCGTTGCTGGCGAATGTTTGCAAGCGGATTCAGCCAGGAAATCAGGCGGGAAGCCGTTCGCTGTGTCGAACGATGGCACCTTTGGCACGTTTGTGGCACCTTTGTCAGTGCCCGCAGGGCGTGGCCAGTTTGGCCGATTGATAGCCGATTCCTTCTCCCGGCCCCGCCGATGTCCTCAGAATCTCATGCACCACGTCATGCGCCACATCATGCACCCGCCACCGAGCCTGAACCGGCAGGCGGCAGGTTTTCCGGACGATGATCGCACATGAGGCATGGTCAAACCAGGCATCCTCCTTCGCCAAGGCTTCGGAGGACAAGTCCGGTGCGGCTACCGAGGCACTCTCTGGCGACATCAGGCTGGCGGCCGTGGCCGATTCGGGTGGCCGCCTTGCCGCGTTGAGGCTGGCGGGTGGGTGCGATTTCCGAGAGTGGTTCGAGCGGGGTGAATCCTGGGGAGCCATTTCTTTTCGGCCCCGATTCATCAGGGCCTTTTCGTTTACGGCCAGCCCCCCGGCTGGCCGTTCGCCTTTCCGCCCGCAAATCCCGCTCAACCAAAGGGATTTGCAGCACACGCGCCGCTGCTCTCTCGTTCCCCGGCGCGCTCTATCCTCCCGCCGTCCCTGCCGCCGTTCGGGCCGAAAACCGCCGCGAGACGGCCAAAACTCTCTGGTGCTCTCGCGCTCTATAGAGACGAGAACTCTACGCACCCGATTTCGGCCCGTTCTCGGCCCGTTTCCATGACGTCCCGACCGCTCCACCCCCGGCTTATTGAGCGGCCCTTGGCGGTCGCGCCGCGAGGCGCTTGGCGTAGAGTAAGCCAGCACGCTCTACAGGTGCTGTTATCGTCATGCAGTGAGCACATTGCGCTGTTACCAATGGTCTTAAAATAGTCTTGACTTCGCCCAAACGCCCAACGCTCAACATGCAACGCTCAACGTTCAAGGGGAAATTGAGTTCATTGAGAGTTGGGAGTTGAACGTTCAG